GGGAGACACAGAAACGATTTGGGGAACTGCTACGAAATTGTTGGAAGAAATGCCGCTGTTGAAATTTGAAGCACTAGGTCTAATTGAAGAAGACACGCTAATCCCTGTAGCTTCAGCCCCCACAGGAACAGTGACTTCTATTTCTCTAGAAGACCGAACTTTAAAAGAAGCTTGTGTTTGCCCAAAATTTACATTTGTTACTCTAAAAAAGTTTTCTCCTGTTACAGTTATTATGTCTCCCGCTGCCGCTTTAGTATTTTCTAAATCGCCTACTTTAATAGCGTCTCCTGAAACTAGGTCTATAGTTGGTTGCGTTCCTAATATTTCTTTTGCTTCTCCATCATTTGTTATGATAAAAATTTTATCTTGAGAAGCTGCGGAAGCAGGAACAATTCCTTTGACTCCCGTCGTGCCTTCAAAAATTAATCTATCACTATTTATTCTCGTAGACCCCCAGAGTATATGGCTGGCCTCGGTCAAATTAGTGCCGCTTAATAAAAATCCTGAGTTTGGAAAAAATGAAGACATGTTATATTACTGGTTGATTTATTGGAATAGATTCATTTCCATCATCATCTTTAAACACGGGCCTCGCTATAGGAGTAATCGTAGCAGCTACTAAAGTCCCTATTGCAGTAGCGTTTGAAACTATACTTAATTGATGAGATACTTTGTTATCTACAGAAGTTCTAATTGATCTACTTTGTAAAGCGCCGAAACAACTAAAGCTTTCTTGAGAGCTAGTATCGCTATGATTAAATAACTTTATTGTAAACTTGGAATCAGCGCCGCTAAAAGGAACATGTCCTGTAGGGTTATCAACTTCTAACCCCATGGAGACATTTTTTTTGCCAAAATAAATTCTGTCAGGAACAGTTTTCCCAGCCGAATAAACAGGATTAATCTCGCTAGAATAACTGTATGACATATTAATGAAATCATTTATTTCGCCTACGTCGCTACTTGAAGCATTTTGAACTTCAATATTTTTACAATTCAATACCTTCTCTTTAGGGACCAGTTCTTCTGTTTGAACAAAATCTCCGCTTAGATCATCAAAAAAAACAATTGTAGAATTAGCAACTACTGGTTGGTTTGGTTGGAAATTTATATCATAAGATCGCAAATATCCGCTCTTAAAAACCATTCCACCAAAACTGCCTGAGACGGGCACGCCTTCGTTGCTTCTATTGCCCGCTATTTTTTCTCCTTGAGTAGTAATAAAAGCTTTTATATTATCTAAGTTTCCTGTCAAGTAGTGGCTAAATGTTAAAGTAGACCCTATTCCTGCGTTGGCAAAATAATTCCTAGAGTGCCTTTGTCCTGCATCGTACCTTGGGTCTATGGAAGCTTGAATATCTAAAGAGCACTGATCTGCAATTATATTCAGGTCATTTAAACTAAGCTTTGTATTTTTAGATGAAAAAATCATTAATATACACTCCTTATCTGTTTAGTAGCGTTTACGAGTCCTCCGGCATCAACCGAAACTTGAGCATTGCTCAACACTGGTTCATCCATTTTTAACTGCATAGCAGTGCTCCCGTCTAAAGCTTTTATATTTAAATGAAAATTCTCATTTTTTCCTGTGAAAGCTATTCCACTAGCTTGATAAACATTTTCTGTAATAGACGCTTCTTCTTCTGCTGAATGATATAAAAAAGAAAAAGGAAATTCTTTCCCTAGTTTATACACAGGCTCATATTGGAAATTTAAAGAATAGTCTACAGACTGTACTATACCTGTTTGATCTTCGCTAGTAATAGTCGCAGGAGAACCTGACGTCATAAAAGAGGAGTAAGCGGAATGGCCTACTGTCCCGGCTAACGACTGCTCCTCCTTATCTCCTTCGGTTGCAGTCAAGCTGCCACTTACAGGTATATTTTCTCCAGAGCCGAAAAGCTCAAAATTTACATCGCATTGGACAGGAGAATAAGGGGTTAAAGATAGAGAATATGATGACAACAACCCTTCCCCGCTAATACCCCCAAATACTATATCTACTCCAGAAGCAATAGATTGTTTGGAAGTTTTTAATCCGCTGGCTAACTCATTTATAATATTAAAACTGCCCGTGGTTTCTAGAAATGTATCTGTTATGCCTGTTAACACGGGCGTATAAGAAAAAGATATACTAGCTGTTCTGGCTCCTTGAGGAGTCTGTTCTGCTGTTCCTTTAAAGCCTATTCCTTTAACTGGCCTTAAGTCAGCCGCTTCGCTTAAAGCGCAGTTGTAAGCTAATATAGTTTCACTGCGATCATTATAATGTATCGTAAGCGGAACTTGATCGTATCTTATCGTAGCCATGTTACCGAAAAATAGTTCCTTTCAAAGTAAAAGCTATGCTTGCTGTTGATTCTGTATTTATTTGATATTGCTCTGATACTAATAGCATGTTATTAAAAGAAAAACTTTGCATGCTATTATTTTTACTATTTTCGTTTATAGTTAAGCTCACATTTCTAAACACGGTTTCTTCTGGCACAAATCTCATATTTTTTATTTCGTAATCATCAGGCTGTATGTTAAATTGAAGAGTAACATCTAACAGGGAATCAGAAACTACTTCAGCAGGAGTTCTGCCAGCGAAATCGTAGATAGGAGTTCTTGGCGTTTGTATATCTAAAGAATAGCTTATGACTCTATTTGTGTTAAATTCATCTAGGTCTATGTTTATAGAGTTGTATCCTGCAGTTTGTACTGTCGTATCATGAGGGGAAGAACTAGAGGGGGTAAAAAATTCTCCTGTCCCAAGTTCACCGTAAACTTCTGCCTGCATGCCTAAAGTTGGAATTTCTCCTATTGAACAAGAAGATGAGTACGAGCTTAGATAAGCTTCTGTAAATTGAACTTTTTTATTTTTATAATCTATTTGGCCGCTAAAAGGTATCGCTCCAGTAAATTCCAAAAAGAAATCATCGTACACTAAAAGGCTTTCTGCCGAAATAGACGCTGTTTGAGGCGATGACGGCGCGTAGATCATGTTTTTATGCCCCAAGGTGGAGATGGGCTGAGCAGTGCTCTCGTAGCCGAAATTCAAACTCTGGACCCCATTGACTCCAGTGCCGTTTACCGCTAACTTTTGCTCCTCTCTCCTTATGCGTGATAACATTTACATTATTTACACTTTTTTAGTGTAATATTTTGAGAGGTATAAGGAAAAATGGCTGACGAAAATAGCATTTATAACATCACGGAGTATAAAAACGATATAACGTATAATAAAGACGAAGTCGTTGCTGTTTTCGAGCGTTTTTCAATATTCAACGTCCCTAAATCAGTCAAATACTACTACAGTACATCAAATAGCAACCAAGGAAACACTCCAGTCTCTGATTCTGCTTTTTGGGGAGGTATAACCACCAGAAACGGATCGGCTAAAGCAAAATTTATCTGGTCTCCTTCTTACAACTTTTCTGTGCAGCACGAACCAAGAACGAATACAATAACTTTTGGGAATGGCTATCAACAAAGATTTAAAGACGGGATCTACAATAACCTGCTAAAATTTTCTTTGAAGTTCGAGCATAGGGACACGAAAGAAGCTAAAGCTATAAATCATTTTTTAAAAGCTCGAGACGGCGTTGAGTCTTTTGTTTTTGAAAACATTCCAGAGCCTCATAACGATTTACAAAACGGGGGATATACAAAGATTTTTGTTTGTAAGAGCTGGACGAGCGAATATGTTTTTTATAACAACTATACAATAACCGCAGAATTTGAAGAAGTTAATAATTAATGCCTAGTGATTATACTCAAATACCAAAAGACCAAGCTAAGTCTTCCATAAAGTCTCTTTCTAGAGAACTTGGAAACCTAGATCCTTCTACTCTTTTGTCTTTTTTTGAGATAGACCTTTCTTCTGTAGTAGGCTCTATTAGCTCTAGTTTAATAAAAGATTACGAAGAAGTTAATCCTTCTTTGCCGAACTTTGAAGACTCAAAAGATAATATTTTAAGATTTCATAACAATATCAGAGTATTTAATTCTTATATATTTTGGCAAGGAAAAACTTTTTTCCCCGCTCCTATTCAAGCAGAAGGATATGAAATAAGTTCTAGAGGAATATTACCCACGCCTAGGTTAAGTATGTCGTCGCAAAGCGACCAAGAAACAGAAATCCTCTCCCTTATCAGAAGGGCCATAAGAAAATATGGAGATATAGTTGGAGCGAAAGTAACTAGAATTAGAACTTATGCAAAGTTTTTAGATAAAAATAATTTTGCAGATATTGCTAAATATGACGGGACCGACGGAAGTTATCTTTCTGCTTTTCCTGAAGGATACGAGCCTGACCCTTACGCTGAACTTCCAAGAGATATATTCTTTATCGAAAGAAAAGCCTCTGAGTCAAAAACTGCTATAGTTTATGAGCTAAGCTCCTCCTTGGATGTCGAAGGAATCAAGCTGCCTAGAAGAACAGTTCAGTCTAGAAAGTGTGGATTTGCTTATAGAGGGTGCGGGTGTTTTTACGAGTCAGCAAAGCCTGAAACATTTAATAAGTTAACTCCAAATATCATGCCTAAGACTGATCCCGATGAGCCAGATCAACCATTACCGGGACCGGGTACTACAAGCGAACTTTTAGCCAAGTGTCAAATAAGAGATTCGGAGCTTACGCTGCCTGAAGACGCCCCTCCTGTTGCTACTATTAAAAATGACAGCATCGCAAAACTGTTGCTCGGACAAGGCGCCATTTTAATTAATCAAGGAGAATGGAGGCGTGATAAAAATTATGAAATAGGCGATTATGTTTTCAAAATAAAAGATAATATAAAATATTATTTTGTCTGTAAGAAGTTCGTGCCTTCCGATTCCATGGAGACAAAATACAATCCACCGAATCCTGACTACTGGATTTCTGATATGTGCTCTAAAACTTTAGAAGGGTGCAGAAAAAGATGGGGGCTGCAAGGAGGCGTAAATATTGGTGAAACTAAAGATTTTGTAAAAGGCCAACTGCAATTTGGAGGATTTCCAAATGCTACTAAACTTGAACAGTCCGCAAGATGATTAACAAATATATTAAAAATCATATAAAGAAACACGCTCTGGAGGAAAATCCTAATGAGTGCTGCGGATTGATTTTTGAGTCTGACGGAATTACTAAAGCTTGCAGAGCTAAAAATACATCGACCGATAAGAAAAGATCTTTCGCTGTAGACACTGTAGATTATTATAAAGCCTCCTTATTAGGCGACGTACAAGCTATATATCATTCTCATTCCAATGGAAACCCTGACTTTTCTATAAAAGACAAGGAGGACAGCTTAAAACATAAAATTAATTTTGTGTTGTATGATATATATTCGAATACTTTTAAATTATTTGACTATCAGAAAAATAAAGAAGAAGTCTTAGAAATAGATTTTGAGTGGGGCAAGTCAGATTGTATTTCTCTTGTTCAGAAATATATAAAGAAAGAAAAAGGGTACGATTTAATACTGCCGGAGGAGCTTAATAGTAGAGACTCTAAATGGGTTAATAAAAATTTAAATATTGTCTCAAAAACTTTTGATTTAAATAAAGATGCTTGGGCACAAGTTAGTCTTTTGTCTATTCAAGACTTGGAGAATTGTGATATTTTGTGCTTTTCTCTTAAAAACAATATAGACCATTTCGGTATTTATACTTCTAACGGCATGTTTTTACATCACCCTATTGGTAAAAAACCAAAGAGTGATAGCATAGAAGAATACTATAATAGTTTAACAAAAGTGTATAGATTTAAAAAATGAACGATTCTTTAGCTACAGTTAAATTTCATGGGGACCTAGGTAAAAGTATCGGAAGAGATACTTGGAAGCTGGCTGTGCAATCTGTAGGAGAAGCTATAAATGCTGTAGAGAACCAGTGCAAAATACTCTGTAAAAAACTAATGGAGAATGATAAAAAAAATATAAAATACAGAGTTTTAATCAATGGTAAGGATTTTGTTCACGATAATGAAAAAGATATAAATAAATTTGAAGGCTTAGAGACTTCTGAGCTTGTGATGAAAAGAGAAATAGAAACTATAGACATTATTCCAGTAGTCGAAGGAGCGGGAGGAGGAGATGGAGGAGATATATTCCAAACTATTATAGGAGCTATTTTAGTTGTAGTTGGATTTATTTTGATATCTACTGGTAACGTGATGATTGGATCTAGTTTAGTAATGGCAGGTGTCGGGCTCATGGCGGCAGGAATAGCAAATCTTCTTACGCCTATGCCCGAGTTTGATGACTTTAGACAGATAGAAGGCGGCGGCAGACCATCTTATCTTTTTTCTGGACCAGCGAACGTCATCAGAGAAGGCGGTCCAGTATTCGTAGGGTACGGTCAATTATTAGTAGGCAGTCAAGTAATCCAATCCACTATAGAAACTGTAGATGAATTAAATGGTAACTTTATGAACGAGCAAGCTGATAAACTTTCGTTTATTCCATTTCCTAAATATTGGGGTTTCGAGGGTTATGGTTTGGATTATGGAAATGATTTTCGCGATGGAATTAAGGGAGATGAAGAAATGCGAAGCAGGGCTAGAGAAATCAGTAATAAAACTTCACTAGATGAGTGTGGGCCAAGTGAAAATCATACAGTTGGCAGTAAAAAGACTATACTAACTTCTGATGGAGATGATTATGAAATCGCTGATCTCAAGTAAAGGATAAAAAATGGGTAGAGACGAAAGAACGGCAAGGCCACCTATTCAAGACGAAGCGGGAGTTTTTCGCACCGGCGAAACTGGCTTATTCTCAGCGAAGAGTCGCGTCAACGTCGCAGATTTAATAGGGGAAGGAGAGATAGATGGAATAGTTAGCGGCCAATATTATTTCGAAGGAAGTTTAGGGGACATAGGTTATCATACTTGTACATATAAACCTTATAGTGCTCTAGACGTTTCCGGTAATTGCGATACAGAACTAGGATACCTTAGGTCTATTTACTGGAACAACGTTCCTGTGGTTTCTAAAGATGGATTTTATAATTTTCAAGAAGTCAACTTACAATGGAATAAAGGGCTTCCTCAAGGAGAATTACCCTCTTTAAATCCTGAGCTGCCAAATGATGAGAACGCTAAGAACTCAAAAGATTTTGAGCTTTCTCTTTTTAGACCAATACAAGAACGAATTTTTGGCCCAACTATAGACCTTAGTGATCCTGAGATAACTCCCGGATATAGATCACCAAATATTCTTATTAACGATTATGATAAAGACGACTTCGGTAGAGGCCTTAACAGAAAAATTTCCAATCCGCCAAAGCTTTTAGGGGAGATAGATAGAAACGCAAAAGTATATACTGTATTAAACAAAGAGTGCGTAGCTGTTCAAGTAAATATCAAAGTCCCTAGACTGCTAGAAACTCTGGCTGATGACCCATTCGATAACGTTCAAGTGCCGCCCGCGGGTAAAAGACGGCAAACATTTTTCGATAAGAAAATGAAGCATAAAGAGGCTCAGCTTACTTTCGGAAATGGAGACGTTAAAGCAAGAAAAATAAGATATCAAATATATACAAGACCAATATACGACACCAGAAATGTCGCCTCGTCTTCTACGAACCCGGGCGATCTTTTTGTTCCTTGGAAAACGGTACCGGACGTAGATGATACTATCTTCGGAAAAATTGAAGAGCCTTATCTCAGAAGCATCGACATAAATTTTAATACTGGGCTATGGAAAAACGAGCTTCCTAGACTGAGCAAGAATTATAAATACTTCCAAGGCTGGGAAATTAAAATAATCAGATTAACTCCAGATTCTGTTCACTCATTTTTGAAAAACGAATCTTTTATAGACTCTTTAGTTGAGATATACGATTCTGTGATTAGGTATCCTTATTGCGCGATGGTTTATTCTAAATTCGACGCAGAATTTTTTAATCAAATACCTCAGAGATCTTACGAGTGCAAGCTGCTTAAAATTAAAATACCAAATACTTATGATCCTATAAAAAGAACCTACACCGAGCCTTTAGGATATTGGGACGGTTGTTTTAAACATAAAAAAGAATGGACTAATAACCCAGCTTGGTGTTTTTACGATTTAATAACTAATAATAGATATGGCTTAGGAGATTATATTGACCCTAACACAGTAGACAAATGGACTCTTTATGAGATAGCTAAATATTGCGATACACTAGTGCCTAATGATCGTGGCGGTCTAGAACCTAGATTTACTTTAAACCATATTATAGTCTCGAGAGAAGAAGCTTATAAAGTAGTCAATGAACTAGCTTCTGCATTTAGAGCTATTGCTTATTTTGCTTTTGGGAATATATATGTGAGTCAAGATTCCCCGAAAGTGCCTAAATATTTATTTAACAACTCAAACGTTGTAGAAGGCTCATTTCTTTATTCTTCATCTGCTAAAAAAGCCAGACATACCGTTGCTTTAATTAGGTATAACGATAAGCATAATATGTATCAGCCTTCTATTTGTTATGTCGAAGATCAATTCGGCGTTCAAAGATATGGCATAAGAGAAATTGAAACTAGTGCCATAGGTTGCACAAGCGAAGCCCAAGCAAAAAGATTTGGAGAATGGATTTTAAGAAGTGAGCTACTGCAGACAGAAACGGTTCAATTCACGGCTGGCACAGAAGGAGCCTACTTACGCCCCGGAGATAATATTAGTATTTATGATGAGCATAGAAATGAAAGAAAGCTGGCCGGAAGAACTATTACTGTTGAAGAAGTAGCTACGGGACTTGCGCCTTCAGGAGTCGCTTCTTCTCAAGGTACAGAAATATCTTACTCTAGAGATGACGGGAATGGCAACTATCCTATGACCGGTAACGCCATCACTTTAGACAAGCCCATCTATCTCACTCCTGAGAGAGAATATAAACTATCCTTACTAACTCCTACTCACTATTATGAGCCTACTCAAATAACGCCAACTAAATGCGAAGAAAACATAGAAACTACTACGCGAACGATAACTATCGATACAAGAGAAGAAAGAGAAATTGAAATTGCGAATGATTCAAGCGAAGTTACTGTAAATATAGAATTTATAGAGTTAAATCCCGGCAGAAATGGTTATACAAATGATATAAACAGAAAAGCTGGAGCTAAACCTTTTATTAGTTCGAACTTCCAAGTTTTGAACTTTGTTGATGGAAGCGGAGATGGAGGCCATGCTTCTAGTTTCGAAATAATAGAAGGAAATGCTAGATTTGGAAACGAAGGCAGAACTATAATTGGCAGTGGCACTGTTAAAATAAAATATACTTGGGAAGAAGACGCAGACAACATAGGAGGAGGTAATATAGAAAATGTCGCTGGTAGAAATAAAGCTTTGACTGAAATAATAGTCAAGGGAGTCACTTGGAAGCAAAGTGATGCTGATTCAGGTACAGTCTTCGGAGAAGTAGAACTTAGCGCAAATACTCAATCTAATCTAATTACAGACGCTGAAATAAATTACTCTCACGGTTCTATTACTTTTAGTAGCATTTTCACCACAGAAAAAACTGTCGATGTAACTAACGAAAAAGTCGAACTGAATTTTTCTTTTAGTAGCTGGTTAGGGGACCAACGTAATCGGCCTTATACCAATGAACAAACAATTAATCCGGGCTTCCCTAAAAGAGTAGTAATTTATGCTTTAAACAACGATGGCTCAGAAGGAGCTATTCTAGCTCAAAGTAAGTATCACGGCGCAGGATCTCAATCTGCAACAGATGTAGGAGGAAAAAGATATAAACCCCGTGTAGGTGATTCACATAAATTTACTACTAGCCATAAGCATGGAGATAGTAAATTTGTACGATTTGGCTCAAATGATATTTATGCGGTAGTTAAAAGCAGCCTTAGAAACGGCGACCTATTTGAGTGCCTAGAATTTTATAAAAATAATGGTTCTAGTGCAGCTATTAGAGAGTTAGCTGAAGCAGAATTAGAATACCTTAATGTACAACAAAGTAGCGGGAGTACTAAAAAAACAGGCAGAAGCGCCAGAACCACTATATTTGATAAAGATTCTGATAACCTACTTCGATACAACGATCCCGAGGATAATGAAATCTACGAAGGCGCGGTAAATATAAACTCTCCCTTTATAAAACCAAAGGGAGTAAGTAAGATAAAAATTAAAGTTATCCACCCAATAACTCTTTATGCTGCCACTAATGGAGGAGTTGATGAATACGATGATGTAAATGTAGGATCCTCCGGGCAGACCTATGCTCATTTTAAAGATATTTTTGTTATAAATAGTCTTAAGATAGTAAAATTATATAATACTATATCTACTAAACCGGTCGACTCAGCAGGAAATACTATAGAAGTCGAACCCGGCAAAACAATAGATATCACTACCGAAAAGATAACTACTAACGCCACCAATACAGACGAAGCTTTGACGTCTGCAGACTTGCCAGAAATCAGAAAGAGTCAAATTCAAGAAATATTCTTTAGCGGATTTCAGGCTATGCCAGCCACAGGAAATTTTCATTCCGATTTTTCTGTATCTGGCAGCGGGATAGTTACTAAAATATTCTTTGATAACAATTTACAAAATATTAGGAAAGACAGTAGCGCAAACATTGTAGGCAGCGGTTTAGATTTTAGCGGCTTTAGTATAACCGGGTACGACAACTCTTCTGTAATAGGAGAGCTGCACGAAGACGGTCTTACACAGACCTATAGTTCTAGCTATACAAATCCAAACGGGGCAAACTTAGTTTGGTCAATAGAGCCTAGATATAAAGATACTAGCCAGAACGTTTCTTATTCAACAGATGTAGAAATATCTTCTGGCCAAGCTCAAGAATATAAAATTATTAATATAGCAGAGGACGAAGGGAAGTATAGTATTAATGCAATCGAAAACAATAATGCTACCTATCAATCTACTTCTCCCTCAAATATAACACAAGGTACCACCCTAGGAGGTCCTGTAGAAAATTTAAGAGTAGATACAGGAAAACCTAAAGCTGTCCACACTATCGACGAAGTCCAATTTGACGTGCAAGAAAAAGGAGCCTGCTGCACTATTATAGGAGATAAAACTTCTTGTGTCTCTAACGTGACTAAAGATGATTGCGAAATATTATTAAACGGTGAATTCTTTAAAAATAAAACTTGCGAAGAAATAAGAACCGCGGGAGATTGCCAACCTCCTACTCTTATAACTCCGCCAGATAGAGGAGGTGAGGCTGAAAAGCCAGACGACACGACTACGGACACTACAGAACCGCAGGACTCTGATAAAGATATTGAAATCTTACAACCAATAACAGATCTCCCAATGCCGGATCAAGAGCGATATTTATCTTTAAACGTAAAAATGGCGTTAAACATAGAAGACTTTAGTCCTTCTAATGGCTTAGAGGATTCTATAGCTGGATATTATAAAATAAAAAATTGGACCGATTTAACGTTATTCGGCACGAACGATAGTTTTAGAGAAAGCCAGATTATATCTCAATATAAAGATTTTGGCGGCAAAGATTTACATCCACTATGCTCAGATATATTAGGGATGACTTCTTCCACTACTAAAACTAACCTTTTTGGAAATGTATCCTTATGTGCAAGAAAATTATATTTTAACAATGAGGGAGACGCTAATAAGGGTGAAAACGTTTTAGGAGTAGTCGATGATTTTTGTGGTCGGACAGAAGAATTTTTAAAGAATCAAGGTTTCTATATACCTAACGAATATTTTATTATGCCGCACCCTTACGGATTTAGATCAGACAGCGATATTGATGGACTACATTTTTCAAATAGCAACGAACAGAAAGCCTCTATAACTTGGGACGATTCTGTCACAGCTAAAGGCTTGTGTAATGAGCCGAAAGATAACACTCACATAGCTCATTTTGAAGGCGGAGTTTATTCGGCAGAAAATATTAAAAATGGTAAAATATTTTGGGTAGCCCCGCCAAATGAAAAATATAAAATAACAGTCCAACATGCTTTGTATGAGTTCCCTAACTATCTTAGAGATGACAACGGGGATGTCGTACCTATAGATAGAAAAGATACAGACGGAGTAGCAGGAAGCTTTTATAGAACGGCGCAAATGCTAAGATTTAGTAGTCTCAATCATAACGTAACATCTAAAGACGGTAAAACGACAGCTTATGTTGCGGGATGTGAGTGCGGAGACTCTTCAAGCACTAGTCCTTATGCAGACGTAAACTTTGACTTTGAAGATGCTAGAATCGCTGGCTCCTTGCAAAAAAAATCAGAAGTTATAAACTATGCTGATTTTGCTAAATTAAATTTATGCGAACGCGAATCTAGTAATATTGTATTTGACTTTAAATTTAATCCAAAAACGATATTTAAAAGTGAAGTTGAATATAAATCTGCTTTAGAAAAAGGAGATATTAGCTTAGAGAAACAAATAATTCCCGGACAATTTGCTCTTTTTACAGTTAGCGTGATGCCAGTTTTTAATACTGATTCTAACGGAGATATAATAGATTGTCATGATCAAGAAGGATATAGGTATTCTTTTGCTGTTAACGTAGCTGAAGATTTAACTATAGCTGATGCGGATCAAACTGTATGCAACCAGTCACCAAGGCTTGATGCTGATAATCCATTCGATCCCTCTTTTTATCAGGGCGCGCTCACTGCCAATATGGTAAATGCTCCAAAAATATACGATACTCCTGCATTTATGGATAAAAATATAACTACAAATTTCAACACAGTGGCAGATCTCGATAAATACATGAATATCCAATATCCGGGAACTATATTTCAAACTCACGACAAAAACGGCACCGCTCTTGGCACCGATAGGCCCACATGTTTATATTTAAAAGGATCCCTTATAGGTCAAGATGATCTTCCCCACGCAAGTAAGAGATACGCCGTCAAAGCTGATGGCGATATAGCTAAAGGAGCGGGAATAGCAGTAGACAGTCATAACGGTGGTTCTGAAATAACTCCTGCTTTTACTTTTGCCGAAAATGGTCCGAACGCCACACAAGGCTTAAGTATGATAAGTTCGTTTTTAGCTAAATCAGAATGCTCGGAAACTAATACCTTTACACAAGCTAACGGAAGCAAACATAATAATGTCCATTTAGTTCTTAGTCCTTCGTTTAGACATACTCAAATATCCCAAGATTCTAAAAGTAAGTTTTATGATGGAAATATAGAAGATGCCAGAGCAGACAATCCAGTTGATCCACCACCTCCAGCTAATACCGGAGGAAAAGAACAAATCCACCCACCTATACATAAGAACCCTAGCTAACTATGGCAAAAAAAATTCACGTATATTGGAACTCTTATAATGGCCCGGGAGACGCTAGAGGCAATTATATAGAATATGACCATTTTGTTGTCTTAGTAAAATTTAACGAGCCTTTTACAAAAACAGCTTACCAGAGTCAATTAGATGAAACAAAAGGCACTCCCGGCGGAGGGGATCATAAAGTAATGGGAGTAGATGATTTAGTTACTCAAGGGATGGAAGACACGGATTTTTTTATACCTGACGAAGAAAATACTAAATTAGAACAATTTGAAGCTTATAAATTTACATTTGACGCACCTCAAAACGGACAATACTTTTTCTCAGTATGGGCGTTTCTAGAAGGAGAAGCGTATGGACCTAGCTATTACCCTCCACGTTTAGATATACAAGACGGCAGTGGAGAATTCGTAGAAAATAATCAAGGCATTATTGTAGATTCAGATTTAGATACTGTAGACCTTAGTGATACTTTAAATATATATGGCTTGACCGTTGCTGGCTCGAATGGAAAATTTTTAGAAGTAAACGATACGTCCGGCGAAAAAGACTCTAAAGACCCCTTAAATAACGCTATAGAAATCAGAAACACTCCTGATCCTAATTTTAAATTTTTCGCTACTCTAAGCGAAAACGGAAGCACTGGAAATAAAGAAATAAATTTTAAAGGAAGAGCCCGGATTACTATAAGGCCACCTAGCGCAAGCAATATACCTAGTCCAAATATATTTTATGAGTTCTATGACGTGGATATAGGAGGAGGGCCAAATGAGTCTTTTACTTTTAACAGTTTCTATAATTCTTATATAGCTTTAGGAAATATACCAGAAGGTCAAAAACATTTTGAAGATACAAAAAGTTCTTTCATTATAACGGATAAGCTAACTATAGATAATCTTCCCCTTAGGCATTTCGATGTAGTCGTAGAAGGGTATAATTCAGAAACTTTAAAAACTAGCGCTGGTAACAATCTTCATGACAATGTCAAAACTGAACAAATCGGCCTCGAAGGAGATTTTAAGAAAGAAGGAATTCCCGGATATGATATTTGCGAAGTGAAGCTCCTAGCTCCAGAGGGCTTAATATTTCTGCAAGAATATTCACTCAGAGATGGGTTCGTTACTCCTCAGCAAGCTTTTGACAAAAAGATTCCATATATAATAGAACCTAGAATTACAGACGACGGAAATATTGATTTAATTTTTATTAGAAGTTTTAAAGAGACAGAATCTATAAAAACAGAGTCTGAAATTATAGATGAATTTATTGACCCCTTAGCTGGAGTAGTTGTATATTATTCGGACGAGCCTTTTGCTTTAAACACTGAAGAAATAAACATTCGAGATGGGTTCGAGCAAAAAGTGACGGTTGATGATAAAGTTGTTACTGTAAAAAGAGAATTTGTTTTAGCCGAAGACTTTAATACAGATAAAGGAGATCATATACTAAGTATACCTTTTGTTGACCCTTTCGCTAGGAAAGAAATAAAAAGCCAAAATATAATAATAGCAGGTTTCGATGAGCTTCTTTATGTAAAACATTTCGTAAATGACAAGCCTTTGTCAGAGAAAGTAAAAGTAGACGACAAGTCTATGGATGTACCTACTATATTAGGAGAGAAAGAACTATCTTTTAGTCAAACAGTGCCGGGGATAAATGATTTTAAAGATGAAAACGGAGATAGCACTAATGATTTCAATAAAGCTGTTAAAAGCACCTCGTCTATCCAGATGTTCAAAAAAGCTCCGGTTGACGAAGGCTTTAGAGCCCAGTCTTATAGATGCTATGCTTATATAGAATTTCCAGCAGGCTCTATTGATGCCGTGGGTGCTACTAATGAAACGAATATTATAGGTCAAAATAATTTAGACCTCAGCTTTAATAAAAAAAATACTGAATTAACAATCAACTTCAGAGAACAGTTAGATTATATCCCAGTTATTCTACCTTATATAGAATCGGTAGATACAGGATTTTCCGCAGTAAATGCCTCCTCCCCAGTAGACGTAAGGCTTGGGCAAATAGATCAAAATTCTGCTAAAATACTTATCTCTAAAGCCGGTAAGAGTGAACCTTCTATGAAACTTTTCGTTGGATTTTTGGCGATTACTTAATAAAATACATATATGAAATTAGTAAACTTCTGCGCCTATATAGACAAAGGCTCCGATCAACTAATCTGCCAGTCGGATAAAAACTTTTTAAGTATCGATAAGTCGTTCTCTGTTCGGATAGAAGATGAAAGTTACAAAATTAGACAAATAAAAAAAGAAGAAGCTTGGTACAGTTTTAAAAACATAAAAAACCAAGGGAAACAATATTTGTCTATTTCCGGCGCTCCAGAGAACAAGTTATTTCCTAAAGACTTTGTTGAAATATATTTAAGCCAGTATTCTGTAAGAGAATTTGGCATGATAGTAGAAAACGGAGAAGGTTATCAAGAAAATGAAGTTATCGTTTTTGAAGACTTCGGCGGCAAATGTAATTTAAGAATAGATGGAGTAAATGAAAACGGGGGAGCAACTTCCGTCCATATAGATCATATAGAAGACTTTTATATCTCCGGTCATCGTGAAATTGAATTTAGCTCTATAGAAGGAAAAGGCTGCAAAATAGTTATCGAACTAGCTGACACCAAAAAGAAAAAAGTCCTACCTAAAAATATTAAGACGTGTTCTTTTTCGAGAGGGGTTTATTATGTTGATTTTGAATATGAGATTCCTGAATATATAGAAGGCGGCCAAATAAAGATCTACAGACCAACATGCACGTTAGATAAAAAGAACTTGCAAGATTTAGAAGGCCAGATTGTTTGTATAGCTCAAAGAGTAAACTACACTCCAAAAATGCAAATTCCTATCGTGCAAAAAGGCACTATTAACGCTTACAAAATGTATAACGAAGGCGCCACTATTATAGAAGACAAATTTATGGAGCTGGAAAAAAGGATTATAGAACTAGAGTCTAGAATTTAGGGTCTTCTTCCTCCTGCGTAAGAAGCTCCGTCTCTCAAAAGCCCTCCCGGTCTTTGCTGCCTTTCGATTTCTTTCAGAACAACGCCTCGAATTGCTTCGCCCATTTGCTTTTGCTTTTCGACTTCAGATTTATCTTGACGTTCTTGGTTTTCTCCTTGTCCAGAAGTGCTTTGGGTCTCGACCGAAGTTTGCCCCGACTTATCTATATTAATAGCTAGGTTGACGTTATTAGTAGTAATGGCGCTACTGGCTCCGCCACCACCAC